GGAATTAACAAGTTTTATCCTTGTGCGGTTAGGTCTGATTCAAATAGTGTTGGAGAGTATAATTTTGGACAAAAAACATTTCAGGCAACTCCCCCAACTGGTTTTCTGGCTTGGCAACAGGATAATTTACCAGATGAATCCAAAGGAGTAAGTGGATTAGTGTGGATGAAGAACAGAGATGCTAGTGATAATCATCAGATATATGATAGTTCAAGAGGTAAACAACTTGTTCTTGATTCAAATAACACTACCGCTGAAACTACAGTAGTAGATGGTTTGCAAAAGTTTTTAGCTGGTGGTCAACAAATAGAAGATAGTCAAGCAATTAATACAAGTGGAGAGTCTTTTGTTAGTTGGAACTGGGTAGCAAATGGAGGAACTACAGAAAATATAAGTGTTGGTGGCGATATTACTATAGCTTCAGTTGTTCAGAAAAATACAACTGCTGGATTTTCTATTGTCCAATATACTGGAAATGGTTCTGCAAGTCAAAAAATCGGACACGGTCTATCACAAGCTCCAGAATGGATAGTTACAAAAAGATTAGATGGTACACAGAGTTGGCACGTGTATCATTCATCACAAGGTGCAAGTAGGTATGGTCTTTTAGATACCAATGCTGGATTTGCAGACTCAACAGCTCCTTGGCAAGGTCTTGCTCCCAATGCAACTTGGTTTTCTGTAGGTACTGGTAATGCAAATAAAAATACTCAAACATACGTTGCCTATTGCTGGCATCCAGTCGAAGGTTTTAGTAAGTTTGGTACATATAAAGGCAATGCTTCTTCTACTGGAGACGGCACATTTGTATATACTGGGTTTAAACCAGCTTGGTTGATGGTGAAAAAAGCTAGAAATCTAGCTGGGAATGCCGCCGCAACAGGGAACTGGGTTATTATGGACTCGACTCGTTCACCAACAAATCCAGTTGCAACTTTTTTCAATGCGGATGGAACTAGTGAGGTTAGTACATCTGCAAGAAAGACTGATTTTTTGTCAAATGGGTTCAAATTCCGTGGTAATAATGACGCAACAAATGCAAGTGCAACTTATATTTATATTGCCTTTGCTGAACATCCCTTAGTTGGCGATGGTACAAGTCCAGTTACTGCTAGATAAAATTATGAATATATGTTATAGAGAGAAAAGGAGATAAAAAATGTGGGCATTAGTCAAAGCGGGTCAAGTTATACAAATTATAACATTTCCAAAACCAATGGTTATTAATAACATAGGTTATCCAAAAGAAATTTTTACTTCTTACACAAAGGTTGAGTTAAATAAATTAGGAATATATGAAGTTTCTTCTGGTACTAGACCAGATTCAAGATTTGAAAAAGCTGGTGCAATCACATATACAGTTGATAGTAAAAAAGGAATTGTAACTGAAAAAATTACAATCAAAGAAAAAGAATTAGAGGATAAAAATGAACTAGATGATAAAGGAAAAGAAATATTAGATGAAAACGGAAATAAAGTGGTTATAAAGGGACTTAAATCTTTTTATATAGAATTAATCAAAAAAAGTGCAAATTCCTCTCTAGCACGCTCAGATTGGATTGTACATAGGTTTGTAGAGGATAATACAAAAAAAATACCAGATGATGTTAAAAATTATAGAAAAAAGGTCAGAGATACATCAGATACAATAATAACAAAAATTCAGGCAACAAAAACATTAAGTGATTTAAAAAAATTATTTAATGATGCAACTATTAAAGATGGTAAGGTTACCACACCAAATACGATGGATAGTTTGCCAGAATCAACCATTCAAGAATATGAGAGGTAAAAATGGCTGGATTAGAACTTATCACTCCACCATCCGCAGAGCCCATAGCACAATCTGTTGCAAAGACTTTTCTTAGAATAGATACAAGTGATGACGATACATTAGTCACTGAACTAATTAAAACCGCAAGACAATTTTGTGAAGAGTATACGGGAAGAGCATTAATTAATCAAACTTGGAAATTATCATTAGATGGTTTTATAGAAGCTGATGTACCTATCAAAGAGGGAGTATATCAAGCACCATTTATGAATTTCTATAAAAGGTATATAGTTCTTCCCCGACCTCCGACTGCTTCTGTAACCCACATAAAAACCTTTACAGATGATGATACAGAATCAACCTATGCAAGTTCTAATTACTATGTAGACAAAGCAAGACAACCAGCAAGAGTGGTTTTAAGAGATGGTTCAACTTGGCCAACAAGTTTGAGGGTGGCAAATGCTGTTGAAATCACTTATGTATCTGGATATGGAACTGCTGGGTCAGATGTTCCTAGTCCTTTGGTGGTTGGTATGAAAGAACATATAACTTATCTTTACGAACACAGAGGAGATGCAGAACCTAATCTTGCAAGTGTTCCTATTATTGCAAAACAATTATATCAACCTTTTAGAGTATTAAACTTTTCTAACGACCCATTTGCGAACTCTGGAGGTTACTAATGCCTTTGGGAAAAATGCGACACAGAATCAATATCCAAACCATAGGCAGAACAACGGACAATATGGGTGGTAATGCTACATCATATTCTACAACTGTTACAGTATGGGGTATGGTCGAACCAATAGTCGGTAATGAAAAGGTAGAAGGTCAACAGATTGAGTCAAGACAAAGATTCAAATTTACATTACGATACAACTCTAATCTGACAACTGATGATAGATTAAATTATGATAGTACGGATTTCAGAATATTATCTATTGTAAAAAAATATGACATAGACAAATATCAAGTAGTCATAGCAGAAAAAGGAGTAGCAACCTAATGGGTGTAAAAGCAAAAGTCATATCCAAAAATCCTAATGGATTTAAAAAAGTTGCAAAGAGTTATGAGTCACAAATTCTGAGACTTTTGGGTACTGCTGGTAATATGGTTAGAAACACCGCAGTCCAATCTATTCTTTCTGGTGGTGGTGGGGGTAGAACCTACGAAAAATATAATCCAAGACGAACTCATACTGCAAGTGCAGAGGGTCAACCTCCATCAAGTGATACAGGGTTTTTAGCAAGTAATATTGAAGTTAAACTTAACAAAAAAGAGTTGTCAGTAGATGTAGAATCAAGAGCAGATTATTCAATTCATTTAGAATTCGGAACGCAGAATATGAAAGCTAGACCATTTATGTTTCCAGCATTAGAAGAAAACAAACCGAAGATAAGACGAATGTATAAAAATTTAAAAGGTAAAGCAAAATGAGTCTGCATTCCACAGCACTTCAAACAGCAATATTCAGTTTATTAAGTGGAGATTCAACTCTTGACGGATTAATTGGTAATAATAGAATCTATGACGAAGTTCCACAAAACTCTGCATATCCTTATGTTGTTATTGGAGAAGAGACTACTATTGATGCTGGTACTAAAGATAAGGATGCACAAGAATTTACACAAACTATCCACATTTGGAGTAGGTATAGAGGAAGTAAGCAGACAAAAGAAATTGCCCAACGAATCTATACTTTATTGCATAATGTTGCTATAAGTGTAAGTGGCGCATCATTTGTTAATAGTCGTAATGAATTCTTTACGATATTACTAGATGATGATGGACTAACCAGACACGGAGTTATGAGATTCCGTGTTGTAATTTTTGATAGCTAGAAAGGAGAAAACTATGGCGGCTCAAAAAGGTAGTGCGTTACTTATGAAAATAGGTAACGGAGGTTCACCAGAAACTTTTACAGGAATTGGTGGAATGAGGTCAACTTCTTTATCGATGAATGATGAGATGGTTGATATTACAAATAAGGACTCTCAAAGAGCAAGAACCCTGTTAGCACAAGGTGGTACTAACTCTATGACAGTTTCTGGTAGTGGAGTTTTCACTGATTCATCATCAGAAACATTGTTGAGAAGTAAGTTTGATGAGAGTGGATTAACAAATTATCAATTTTTAGTTCCAGATTTAGGAACATTTACTGGTAATTTTAGACTTACAACCTTAGAATATGCTGGAGAATTCAATGGGGAAGTAACATATTCTTTTACATTTGAATCTTCAGGTTCAATCCAATTTGCGGCGGTGTAGGTATCTATGACTTGGACATCATACACAATTGAACACAAAGGTAAATCAATGGAAGGTTGGGTTGATTTAGGAAATCTTCAGTTTGAAGTTCCTTACGAACTTAACATTAAAGCTAATGATACTTTTGATGTGAATGGACAAAAGGTTATTGCCAAAGTTGTAAATAACATTGGTGGTAGAAACGAAACTTTACAAATACAAGGAGAACTTCAAGATGGTAAATCCCAAAAGGGGGGAACTGCAACTAAGTCTGGGGAAGCAAAAGCTGAAAGCAAGACTGACGATTGATTCTTTAATTAGAATTGAGAACTCAATAGGTGGTTCCATAGTGCAAATAGCACAAAAATTAAGTGAAGGTAAAGCAACAGTAACAGAAATTGTTAATGTGTTGACTCCAGCAATCAGAGGTGGTGGAAATGATGTTGATGCAAAACAAGTCCAGAAGTGGGTTTGGGAAGCGGGACTTATTGAAGCTATGAGATGTGCTGGGGAAATAGTAACAGTGGCTTTAAATAGTGGACAAAATGAGGGAAACGAAGAAGCAGAGGAGAACCCAGCGACATAGAGTGGCAAAGACTGATGGAAATAGGATTAGGGATTGTAGGACTATCGCCAGAAAGTTTTTGGAATATGTCAATGATTGAGTTGTTCTCTGCTATCGAAGGTTTTAAAGAATTTAATACTGACCAATCCAAAAAACCACTATCTAAAGATGAACTAATGGATTTAATGGAAAGGTATCCAGACTAATGGCTAAAACAACAGTAGACACTCTTTTAATCAAAATTCAAGCTGATATGGCTCAACTTGAAAGAGAGTTGCAAAAAGTTCAGGGCAAAACACAACAAGCCAGTAAAAAAATGTCTGCATCTTTTAAAAGGTTTGACGAAGCATTAGGGAGAGCAATCAAAAGAACAGCATTAGTTGGGGGAGCAATAGGGGTTGCTTTTGGAACAGTAGCTATTCGGAAAATTGTGCAGACTGGGTCAAGTATTGAAAGTTTGCAAATTAGATTAAAACAATTATTTGGTTCAGCTGACGAAGGTAAAAAAGCATTTGATGTTTTAGCAGAGTTTGCATCCAAAGTACCATTTAGTCTGGCAGAAATACAACAAGGTGCTGGGTCACTAGCTGTTGTATCAAAAAATGCAGAAGACCTTAGAAAAAATTTAGAAATCACGGGTAATGCCGCCGCTTTAACAGGATTAGATTTTGCAACTGCATCTGCACAAATTCAAAGGGCATTTGCTGGAGGTGCGGCCGCTTCAGATTTATTTAGAGAAAGAGGTCTTAATGCCTTACTTGGATTTAAAGCTGGTGCATCCTCAACAGCAGAAGAAACGGCTAAAATTTTTGAAGAAAATCTTGGTGCAAATGGAAAGTTTGGAAAAACTACTGATGAATTAGCATCTACTCTAAGTGGTACTTTATCTATGATTGGTGATAAGGTATTTAATTTTCAAAAGATTATTGCAGATGAAGGTTTCTTTGAGAAGTATAAAGAACAGTTTCAAAAACTTGATAAAATTCTTGCAGATAATCAAGAACAGATAGAACAGCTTGGACAAGAATTAAGTATAACTCTTGTTAAAGCTGTAGAACTGACAGTCCAAACATTGGCATTCTTGAATGAAAACTTAGAAGAACTCAAAACTATACTTACAGCAATAGCGGGTCTTGCTGGTCTTAAAATATTAAAAGATTTGCTGGTTGGTTTAGGTGTTGTAGGTGGTTCGAAACAATTCTTAAAATTTTTTAAATTATTACCAAAACAATTACAGATTGCAATAGGTGGTGCGGCGGCACTTGGTTTAGCTATCAAAGGTATTGGGATGGCTATGGAAGAAAGCACCGAAAAAGGAAAAAGGTTTGTTGGTCTTATCAATCAAATCAACCCAGAATTAAAAACTATGGGTGGTGGGGATATTCTGAAAGGAAGACCTAGACCAGATATTGTAGCAAACCCAAGGCAAGAAGATGAATTAGGTGTATTCGAAAAATCCCCGCAAGAAATTGCTTTTGAGGAAGCAAATAAAGATTTAAAAGAGCAGATAAGACTATTTAACATAAGAGATGAAAAAGAAAGAGACTTTCAAGAACTTCTGTTATCAGCTGGTATTGGTTCAGAATCTGTACAAGCACAACAACTTAGAGCAGTTTTTATGGAACTAAAAAACCTTGAGGAAGCAGAAGATGAAAGAATTCAAAAACAAAAAGATGCAACAAAGAGAGTTGAAGACCGAATAGCTAAAGAAGATGAATTAAAAGATATAATACAAAGCACACGAACCGAAGAAGAAAGATTGAATGATGAATTAAGAGAATTTAAGGAATTAGCAGAAGAATTAGGAATGGACACAATGCCCGAGTTTAAAGAAGCATATGAAAGACTGAAAGGAGAAATTGAAAGTCTAAATCCTGTGGTGCGAATATTAGAAGATAATTTTGATAGAGCATTTGACGGAATTGCACAAGCTATTGCAGATTCTATGACAGAAGGTAAAAATGCTTTAGAAAGTTTTAAATCAGTAGCACTTAATATTATCAACTCTCTAATAAAAGATTTTGTAAAATTACAATTTGCACAAACGAGAGCAACCTCTGGAGGGGGAGGTGGGTCTTTGATTGGAGACATTTTAGGTGGTATTGGAGATATATTTGGTGGGGGTAAAGTGGGATTCCCCCCAATTGTAACACCTACAATTCCTACTCCGACTGCATCTTTTATGATGGGTGGTAGTATGAGCGGACGAGCTGGAGGAGGTGCAGTATCACCCAGAATACCAACTCTTGTTGGTGAAAGAGGTGCAGAGTTGTTTGTTCCTAATACAAGTGGTAGAATAGTAAACAATGCCAATATGAAAGGAAT